AGTTTCTACTGAAGCTGTATATAGAGATACATCGGGTTGGTATCATGTAGTAGTTTCTGTTGATACTACACAAGCAACATCTTCTAATAGAGTAAAGTTATATGTTAATGGAGAACAAATAACTTCTTTTTCAGAAAATACTGAACCTTCTCAAAATACAAATTTAATAATTAATGGTACTGATTCATTTAAAGTTGGAAGTTATTGGAATGCTACATCACCTTTTGATGGCTCAATGTCTCATGTTCATTTCATAGATGGCACAGCTTATGATGCTTCAGCATTTGGAGAAACAGACGCAACAACTGGGGAATGGAAAATTAAAACTTCTCCAAGTGTTACTTATGGAAACAATGGTTTCTTTATACTTAAAGATGGTAATAGTGTTACTGACCAATCTGGTAATAGTAATAACTTTACAGTTGGTGGTGGTACACTTACAAAAACAGAAGATTGTCCAAGCAATGTTTTTGCTACATGGAATAGTTTAGTTGGCTCAAATGCTGGTGGTTCAACAGTTTATTATCCTACTTTAGAAAATGGAAATACAAAAGCAACACCAGGTAATTCAGCTCAAAATGCTATAGCTGCTTCTACATTAGGTGCTTCATCTGGTAAATGGTATGCTGAATTTGTTTTAGTATCTGAAAGTGATTCTGGTGCAGCATCTTTTATAGGAGTTACTGATAATTTATCGGCTTTTCAAACTGAAAATATTCAAACATCTAGTCAAGTTTTATATGGAGATAATGGAACAGTATATAGTAGAAACTCAAGTACTCCAGCTACAGGTACATCTTTTTCAACAGGAGATGTTGTTGGAGTTGCTTTAGATTTAGATAACAATTATATTTATTTTTCTGTAAATGGAACATTTGTTAGTTCTGGTGACCCTACTTCTGGTTCAAGTGGAACAGGTGGTTATACTTTGGGTTCTGGAACAAATGATTATTTTTTCATGATTGGAGATAGTAGAGATGGTAATACTTCAGTATTTACAGCAAATTTCGGCAATGGTTATCAAGGTACAACAGCAGTATCTAGTGCAGGAACTAACGCAAGTGGAATAGGAATATTTGAATATGATGTACCAACAGGCTATACTGCTTTATCAACAAAAGGATTAAACTTATAATGGCATACACAACTATAAATAAGAGCAGTTTACACATGAACACCAAGCTCTACACAGGTAATGGTTCAACACAATCTATTACAGGTGTAGGATTTCAACCAGATTGGACTTGGATTAAACCTAGAAGTACAGCTGGAAATCATAGAATAACAGATGCTGTTAGAGGTGCTACAAAACAAATTTATACTGATTTAACTAATGCAGAAAATACAAATACAAATGGATTAACAGCTTTTGGAACTGATGGATTTACTGTTGGTTCAGATGGTGGATATAATGGTAATGGAGTAACTTTTGCATCATGGAATTGGAAAGCAAATGGTGCAGGTTCATCAAACACAGATGGAAGCATAACCTCAACTGTTAGTGCTAATACTACAAGTGGATTTAGTATTGTTAAATATACAGGTAATGAAACAAGTGGTGCAACAGTAGGTCATGGTTTATCTACTACACCTAAAATGATAATTATTAAAAATAGAAATAGTACTGATGATTGGGTTGTTTATCATGAGTCTCTAGGTAACACACAAAGTATTAGATTAAATTTAACTAATGCAGCTGCTACAACACCAGCTTCTTTTAACAACACTTCTCCAACATCTTCAGTATTTACTTTAGGAGATTGGACAGCAGTAAATGGTTCATCAATGATTGCCTACTGCTTCGCAGAGAAAACTGGTTACAGTAAGTTTGGTTCTTATGTTGGTAATGGAAGTGCTGATAATAATGCTTTTATTTATACAGGATTTAAACCTGCTTGGGTTATGATAAAAAATACAAGTGTTGCTGATTGGTGGGGAATTATTGATAATAAAAGAGTAGGTTACAATCCTACTAATAATCCATTATTTGCTAACACAAGTGCTACAGAGGGTAATTTTAATAATGATTTATTATCTAATGGTTTTAAAATAAGAAGTAATACTGGTGGAGTAGGTACTTCTGGAAACACATACATTTACATAGCATTTGCAGAAGCACCCCTAGTTGGAAATAACAATGTACCATGTACAGCTAGATAATCATGGCTAAAAAGAATAATCTTAAACAGTTTGCTGACGAAGCAACTGGAGTAAGACTTTCTTCACATGAGAAACTTTGTGCTGAACGAATGAATAACATTTTAAAAAGCATAGATGAAATGAGAAAAGAAATTAAGTCGTTAAGACAAGATGTTTCTATGGGTAAGGGTGGACTTAAGGTTATTCTTGCTATTGGAACATTAATTGTTGGTATTATAGGATTTTTTCAATTTAAATAAAATGATTGATAGATGGATATATAATTTTTGCGGTTCAATAGATAATTTATTTGAATGGTTAGAAAATTTATTTAAAAAACATGAGAGACACAAAACTATTAGAAAAGTATCACGAAACACAACAACAAAATAAAAAGCAAAATCAATTGTTTAAAAATTTAAAAAAAGAAGTAGAAACAGGTGCTAACGGAACGCAAAGTTACATTATTAAAAATGGTGTAAATGCAGGAAAGAAAGTTAGTAAATGTTTAAAATAGTTGCATTACTTTGTGTGCTAAATGTTAGTGGACAGAATTTATGCATGACAGGTGATTTACCTTTAAGTGGTAAATTACAAACAGAAGAAGATTGTAACAATACAATATTAGCAATCGGTCAGGCTGTAAATGAAGAATTTATAGAAAGACAAATTTATATATCAATGAAGTGTGAAAAACTAGGAGATAATGCATGATAATATTTGGAGATACTCCAACTTTTTGGAAAAATAAAGCTAAAATTTATTTAATGAATACAGACAAAAGAATGTTAACAGCATTTATTTTATGGTCTGTATTTTTATGGTGGTTATAATATATGCCATTTGAAATGATAACTATGCTTGGCTCTACTGTATTAGGTGGAGTAATGAGTATCTGGTCACAAAGTATAAAAGCAAAACAAGCAGAACAAAAGATGCTTATACAAAGAGCTGATATACAACAAAAAGGTTTTAAAGAAGCTAGAGAATACGACAACAAAGGTTTTCAGTGGACTAGAAGAATTATAGCTTTAACTGCTGTTTTTGCGATAGTATTATTACCTAAATTAATGCCAATATTTCAACCAGATGTAAGCGTTATTGTAGGTTATTTAGAATTTAAACCTGCTTTTTTCTTTATACCTGAAAAAGAAATAATGAAATGGGTAACACTATCTTCTAATAGTTTGGTTATTACACCATTAGATACGAATTTAGTATCAGCTATTATTGGATTATACTTTGGTGGTTCATTAGTTAAAAAATAATTTATGAAAAGACAACACAATACAATGTTAATAGGTTTGTTAGGTACAATTTTACTTGGTTTATCAACTTATGTATTAATGACTATTGTGGAATTACAAGTCCATCTTGGTATGTTAACTGAAGAAATTATGTCTATTGATAAACAAATAGGCAGAATATACAATCACATGGATAGATTAACGAGTAGATAACTATGGCTAAAAAATTTAAAGAATTTGAAGTAAGAGAAAAACCTAAGAAGAGAAAAGGAATACATGTTAAACGACCAAACAAAAGAAGTACCTTCAAAAAGTACAACAGACAAGGAAGACCACAATAATTTAGATAACATTATTAAAGAGTTACCTGAATTACTGGTTAAACACGCATATTCAAAATTAAAGTCAGGACAAGAGTTGACTGCTTCAGAAATGAAAGTATGTCTTGAGGTTTGTAAGACTTATAGTACAGATAGTTTACAAAAGAAGCCTGATAACATACTAGACGAAGTACCTTTTGATACAGATGAATAGTAAACTTAAAAATTTTAAAAACTTTTTATATCTTTGTTGGAAGCATTTAAATCTTCCAGAACCAACACCAATACAATATGATATAGCTGATTATCTACAATCTAAAGAAAAAAGACTTGTAATAGAAGCATTTAGAGGTGTAGGTAAATCTTGGATTACTTCAGCATTTGTATGTCACCAATTATTACTTAATCCACAACGTAATATACTTGTAGTATCTGCATCTAAAAGCAGGGCTGATGATTTCAGTACATTTACACAAAGATTAATAGGTGAAATGCCTATATTACAGCATTTACAGCCTAGAGACAATCAAAGACACTCTAAGGTTAGCTTTGATGTAGCTCCGGCTACAGCTTCGCACGCACCCTCAGTTAAATCTATGGGTATTACAGGACAATTAACAGGTTCACGTGCAGACTTAATTATTGCTGATGACGTAGAGAGTGCTAATAACTCTCAGACACAGCTAATGAGAGACAGACTAGGTGAGACAGTAAAAGAATTTGATGCAATTATCAAACCTGAAGTAGGACGTATTATATTTCTAGGTACACCACAAACAGAAATGTCATTATACAATGACTTAGAAGAACGTGGTTTTAAAACTAAAATATGGACAGCTTTATACCCTACTAAAGAACAATTAACAGGTTATGGGCATAAGATAGCTCCAATGATTGCAGATGTAACAGATAATGAAGGTAAGCCTACAGACCCTAAGAGATTTGATGAAGTAGACTTATTAGAACGTATGTCTTCATACGGACGTTCAGGGTTTAATTTACAATTTATGTTAGACACAACAATGTCTGACGCTAATAGATACCCTTTAAAACTAAACGATTTAATTGTATTATCAGGTTGTTCTAAATGGACAGAAGCTCCGGCTAAATTACAATGGGCATCATCTCCAGAACAGATGAAAGCCATTGACCCTGAGATACCAAATGTAGGTTTAAAAGGTGACTACTACGTGGCACCAATGCATATTAGCCCTGAGTTTACGCCTTTTGAGGGGTCTGTTATGTCAATTGACCCTTCTGGTCGTGGGGAAGACAAAACAGCGTATGCGGTGCTTAAAATGCTTCATGGAGTGCTTTATTTGACTGCCATAGGTTCTTTAGATGGTGGTTATAGTGAAGATACTATGGCTAGGTTATCTCAAATTGCTAAGCAACAAGATGTAAACTATGTAGTTATTGAGAGTAACTTTGGTGATGGTATGGCTACACAGTTATTAAAGCCTATTATGGCTAGAATACACCCGTGTGAAATAGAAGAAGTAAGACATAATATACAAAAAGAAAAACGTATTATTGATACTTTAGAACCTATTATGAATAG